CTACTTTGTATAATTATAGTCAAGGCTTATTAATACTTGATTTCCCCTTTTTTAAGGGGAGCTATAATTTCCCTTTGGCTTCCTTAAATCCAAATCTATTTAATTACTCCAAACATTTTGAAGTTTATTTTCCATATTCTTTCTTCTGTTTAGTTCTTCATTGGCTAAAAACTTATTAAAGTTATAAGCATCTTTTTGTAACTCATAATTCTTTTGTGCCATCTTTTGCTGATTGTAAGCACCATATAAAGCGCCGGCACCGCCTAAAACATTTCCTAATCTATCAAAATTAGTTACTTTATTTGCATCAGAACTTTTAAATAACCAATCTCCAAAATTACTAAAAGAATTTTTTAATCCATTTAAAAAACCACCACTGCTACTTGCTAAATTTGGAGTAAAATTGCTTGTTTTCATCAAAGTATCTGCAAAGCTAGAGCCTAGTCCTGTACCACCTTTTAAAGCTGTTATAAAATCCATGATTTCTCCTTTATACTAAACTTAATAATTCTTTGCCTAGATCTATCTCGCTAACTTCGCCTTTTTTTAACTTATCGTTAAAATCACTAGTTCTTACATTATTATTTGCACTTGATAAATCTTCAGCTTTTTTGGCATTATTTGATTTTCCGACCAAATTAAGCAAGGTTTTCCAGCTGTCAATATTACCTTCACCTAAACCATTTAATTTTGTTGCAAGTTCTGCCATAGCCTTTAAATCAGCATCAGGGTAAGCTTTTCTTAACTCGCTTTCTACTTGTGCATATTTAGCGATTAATGCATCTTGCTCTTCTTTGTCTTTTTGCTTTTTATCAAGCTCTTCAAGCCTTTTCAGTTTTTCATCAAGCCCATCAAGTCCTAATTCTTTTAAATACTGCTCTCTTTGTAATTCTTGTTCGCTTGGTTCTTTCTTTGGATTTTTTAAAGCTTCAAGCTCACTCATTAAAGCATTTAATTTGCTATCATTTTCACTTTTATAAGCTTCAAACATCGCCTTATAATTAGGCTCGTTCTCATTATCAACCGGCATAGGTTCATTATCTTCTACTTTCGTAGGTTCGTCGCCATTATTAGCAACTTGTCCTTTATCATCATCTGTTATGGCATTTATTAAATCTTTTAAAGCATCATTTTCCATCTTCTTCATCCTTTATTTTATTGATTATTATGTCTAAAAAAGCCATAGTATCTAAAGCTTTTAACCTTAACTCTTTCTCATCATTATTTTTTGCTATATAAAAACATTCACTATATTTTGCTTTGATAAAATCTATTAATTTCTTTCCTCCTTTGGTTTTAGATATATCGCTTTTAATTTCAATATTGAGCATTGTTTATCCTTGTTGCATTTCTTGCTTATTCTCAAAAGCAAATAAACTATTTACATTCTTTACACCTAAAATTGGTAATAATTCTTTAGTAAGTTCTTTACTAGCATTTATAATCCCATAAGCAGAATTTGCATCGCCTATGCTCATATACATTTGATATAATTGTGAAAAAACTTGCATACTAGCTTGAATTCCTGCACGTCTAATTTCTTTATTCATGGCACCTGTGCCGGTTTGAATTTTAAATCTAAAACTAGGTATATCCTCTCTTTGAAAACCATTAAAAAAACTATCTTCTCCATACTTAAAAACAAGCATTGCAAATCTATCAAATAAAGGCTCTATAAAAGTTTCGTTATACTGTCTTATATAGTCAGCACTTCTTCTTCCGCCTTCTTGTGCTTTTATGCTAATTTCTGTTGCTGTTTCATTTTGTGCAGTTTGAGCTCCATTGTTTTGTGGACTAACTCCTGTAACTTCTGTGAGTTCGCTTTCTAAAAGCTGTAAATTCATTCCCGCACTATTTACATTTGGTGGTGGTAATATTTGTACACCCTTTGGATCGTCTGTATATATTGGTTTTCCTAAGGTTTCTATATCTTCTCTGCTTACTCCCATTGATTTTGGCATCATTATTTTAGGCATGATATGAGTTCTTACTGCATCTATTAAAAGATTTCTAGTTATATTAATTTCATCTTGCAAAGGCATAGCAGAAGCCATTATAGGCTCGCCATAAGCACTTACATAGTTTTCGTTATCTATCTTTTTAAGTTGTGGTAGCATTGAACCCCAGACAAAAGGTTGACCATCTTGTAAAGCAACTTCATTTCTAAGTAAATTATTTTCAAATAAAGTAGAAACCACCCACTCATCATCGTTTCTTCTTTCGTAAATATCATAAAGCTTTACTTTTTTATACTCATCATCTTCATCAAAAAGCTTTTCAATTTCAATTTTTTTATAAAAACCTAGCTTTTGTCTTTCAAGGATTTGATTATATGTTAAGTAAATTTCATTGACTATATATCCTACATCCTCGCTATTTAACGCATTTGGATCAAAGAATATACTATCAATATCTACTCTTTCAATGCGTGGCATTCCCTTATGCCAAGTAACCTTAGCTATACTTGTTCCCACAAGTAAAACATCTAAGAAAAGCGGTTGAAAAATCTTAAACATATTGATTTTACCACTATAAAAATCAATTGCATTCTGCCATAGCTCTATAATCGTATCATCGCTATTAATGTAAGTTTCAATATCTGCCATTCTCTCACTATTAAAATATACATCATTTAAGCTAGTGATTAAATACTTTACCTTAGCGTTTATTTTTGGTATGTAAATACTTGATTTATTTCTTTTTCTCAATTTTTGCATTACCTTATTTTCAAGCAAATAAGCATCTTGCAACTCTTTAAAGTGTGGTTTGTAATTTTCATATCCACTTTTACTTTCGCTAATGAGTTGTGTTAAAAACGACACTCTCTCATCATTAGTTCTTTTTGTTTTCATTCATAATTCTCCATATTGTTGTTTTGCTTAAATTTGTTATTTTTAAAATATCTTTTTCATTCACTCCTTTTTCAAATAAAAACTCCGCAAATTCTCTTTTAAATTTCTTTTTAGAAATATTATTAAACCCTGATACAAGCTCTAAAAATTCATTTGCAAGACTTGACTTTATAGCCTCATCGCTTAAATTTGAAAGCTTTTTTATTTTGTTTACATCAATTGCATCATAGATCATTAAAAACTCACCAGCCATCATAACTCCAATCTTCATTAGTATTGTTTCTGCTGTATAGTTTTTCAAAAAAAGTTAATGCCACCGCATCGCTAACATCAGGACTTTTATCATAGTTCTTTTTTAATTGTTCTTTTGAAACTATCTTTAAAAGCCCCTTGTCGCTATACTCATATTCAATCATTCTCATATCTTTTTTTAATTCTTCATCTTTAACAAGCTCCATGTGTTTTAAGTTTTTAGCAAATGTAAAATACATTTGCGCTCTTTTATTTAAGTATTCATTACTGGTTGCAGAATTTGCAGAATTTGCCTCAAATACAGGCAAACCATAATTTAACAAGACATCGTATACGCCAACGCCAAGACCGCAAGTATCTATAAAAATACCTTTTGGTTTATCTTCGCTTTGATTGTATTCGGCTAGTATTTTGTTTGCTAATTCTATAGTTCCAAGTTGTGAGTATTTTTTAATCTCATAAATTACAAAACCTTTTCTTTTTGCCAAAGCACTCTTATCATCTCCATATCTTGCTACATCAAGCCCCCAAATATTCTCGCCTTGCATTTTTTCAATGCTAAAAGAGTTCTTGCTCATCGCATTTTCAATTTCACTTAGAGAAAATAATTCAGCACTCGAGCTATCTATAAACTCGCCATAAATTTCTTGCTTGACAACTTCACTACCTTCTCCGCCTACTTCTTCAATTAATTCTTTAATTTGCTCTTCTTTTAAAAATGGATTATCATAACTTGAGAATTGAAAATGTTTCCAATTTTTATCGCTGAGTTCTTTTCTGCAAAGTTCATAAAATAGATTTTTTCCTTTAGGAACTCCACCGATAATCGCTCTTGATTTAGGATTATCAAGCAACATAGGGCGTATGGCGTTATACCAAAGATATTCTCCTTTGCTGCCTTTTAAAATAATTCCTGCTTCGTTTAAAATAACAAGGTCATATCCAAAACCTTCGATATTTTCACTTCTTTCAGCACTTCTCATATGAAGCACTGCTCCATTAATAATTAGTTTCTTATCTTGCACACTCCATGAGTAAAAATCTTTTGGCAAGTTTTTTAACTCAGGTGTAAAATATAACTCGTAATAATTTTGTAAATTTGCTTGTATGGTATCCACCCATAAAACATTTTGTCCTAAAAGCAAGTTTTCGATAACAAACTTAGCACTTCCCCTTGTAAAACCAAGTCTTCTGCCCTTTGCTACAGTTATAAAGCGTGGATTTTTATCATCAAAAACTTTAAGTTGTGCCGGAGTGTAAGAAAAATCGATTTTTAATTTCATTTGATTTCACTTCTTATAATTTCAATTTTTTGAACGTTATCGCTGACAACTTCTTGTTTATCCACATATCCATGTTGATTTTTTAGCAAGAACATACTAACGCTAGGAGTATAAGTGCCGATTAAGGAATGGTTTAAAATATCCATTTCACATTTTTGCTTAGCTTGAGATACAATTTCTCCAAAATCCTTATCCTTCTCCCACTCGCCTAAAGTTTGTATTGTAATTCCTAAATACACAGCTAATCCCACTTTTGTTTTAGGTGCAAAAATAACACTTTCTTTAGTTTCTTTTAAGACAACTCTTTCATTAAAATAACTCTCTATTTTTGAAACAAGCTCTTCTTTTGTCATACTTTTGCCATTTGTCATCATTCTAGCCATCAAGCCACCCCTTCTTTAAAATTAAATTCTTTGATTTCTAAGTCTAAAAAAGATTTTTTAAAACTAATAATCTCATAATCGCCTTTTAAAACATTCTTATCGTTTTCAAATAACGCATCTAACACGCATTTTACGATATTGTCCCCATCGCCATGCCTTTTGCTGTTAAATCCTATTTTTAAAGAAAACTCATATTTCTTTTGCTTATCAAAGGCTTGAAAACAGCTAATATTATTTTGTCTTCTAAACTCCATTTGCAAGAGTTTTTTAAAATCTAAATATTTAAGATAATCTTTACATGCAAATTTAGATCTTTGCGTGGTTCTTTTATAAGGAACTGGGTTGCTTTTTAAATCAATTTTTAAAATATACTTTTCCATTTCAGACTTTCTTAAATTTAGCTTATATTTTTAAAAGCCATTTTGCTTTTAAGAATTTTTTCAAATCTACTCTTATTCTCGTTAAATAGCCTTTTTTCTTCAGCTTTTTCAAGCTCTCTCATTTCATCTAAAGTTAAAACTCTTTCTATTTCTCGCACTGGTAAAGAATGCTCTAAATCTCTTCCTATCCTATCTTGATTTTTGAACATGAAATCAACTAAAGCTTCTTTAAATTCTCCATTAGCTATCAAATTACCATCTTTATAAGTGATTTGCTTAAAAGCATTGATGCAAATTAAAGAATCAATAGATTCTTGATTTATTTTAATTTTTTGATTGCTTCCGTAATTTGCAAAATATGAGTATTTAAAATCGCCTTTAAAAACTCTAAAGCAAGCTTGATTTTTGTATTTATTACAAAGCCATTCTAAAAATATTTCCTTATCTTCAAAACGCTTTTTAAACTCGATTTCAGCTCTTTTGCAAACTCTTCTTAATTTCTCATAGGTTGTCCCTACGATATTCTCTCTTTCTAAAGTTTCGAAATAAAAATCTAAGAAAGCATGAATATCCTTAACGCTTTTGAGATATCTACCTACAATATCAGTTGCCTGAGCCTTATTAATTTCCAATAAGTCCATTAAAATTTGTATTTTTTCTTGCATTTTTTACTCCTTAAAAGCATCCTAAGAGCTTGTTTTTGTTCTCATCTTTCATTCCGTAATACTCCATCAAGCTATCAACCACACTAGGATTGGCTTCTTTTTTCTGTTAAAACGCTGATTTTTTCTTGCTTCATTTTCTTTAGCGTATTTAAGCCATGTATAAAGACTTCCTGCCACACTTGACATTCTTTTTCCATTTCTTTTCCATTCCCTAGCATCCCAATAGCCTATAAAATCATTAGCCAACTCTTCACCAAAGTTTGTGCCATTTTTCTCATTAAAAGCTATTATTTGTCTCATGAGTTCATTTGCATTTGGGACTTTAAACTCTTTTTTTGCCATTTTCTCTAACTCCTTTTTGCTAAAATCAATAAAGCTCGTCACAAAAGAGGCGTTTTGATTAGAAACGCGTTCTTTCTTTTCTTGATTATTTTTTAAATTTTCTAAATTCTCTTTTTTTATAAATTTATTATT